CACTTTCATCAGGAAGAACTTCATCAGTAATAGTTTCTTCAGTTATAGTTTCTTCTTCTAACTCTGGTGCTTTATCAAATGGATTTTTTTCAGTTGGCATTATATAGTCCTTTGTGTGTTATAATTATATGTATTCTTTTCAATCATTCCCCCTGATTTTGCAAAAATTCTTTTACCTTTAGGTGTATCTACAGCTAAACTTTTTAATTGACTTATGGTTGGTTTTCTAACACCTTTAGCTAAAACCATCTCGCCTACTTGAACAATCTCTTCAGCTTCTAAAATTGGTTGACCTGTTTTCTTATTAAAAAAAGAACCACCTCTATCAGGATTAAAACCTATCTCTGTCCATTCATCACTATTTCTAACTCTTTTAGCATAATCAACAACATTTGAAGGCTTTACATCTTGAATAGCTCCATCTATTGTAGCATAAGGTGATTTTTCTCCATGAGATATTTCACCAGTTTTTTTACTTATTTTTTCTGATGCTGTCTTTATAGATTTTTTTGAAGAAGGTTTTAATTGAACTAAATTTCTTGTTCCATCTTTATTTAAAGTTCCTTTTAAATATGCTGCTGGAATATGTCCTATTGTTTTACCTGAAGGTTCATGAACAGTAGGTACAAAAACTCTATGTTTTTTATAAGCAGGTATATCTAAACGCAAACCAACAGGTTGGTCTTGATAAATATTTTTAGTTAATCCTATTATCTTATCTTTTTTACCTTCGTCTAATGCTTTATACATTAATAAATCACTAGTCTCTTCTGGAACTTCTTCAAAAACAGTTCGTGGCATTTTTTCATCACGTATTTTTCTAAACTCTTTAGAAGTTATCTCACCTCTTTTTAATTGTTCTGCTGCAGTTCTAACTTCTACTGGAGACCTCATTTCAATATCTTTACCCTTACCACCTGTTAACTTTAAAATATTTTCTTCTGGTGTATCATATTTCTGTGATAAAGCAGATAAACCACTTTTTGTTTCGTCAACCTTAGAGATAGGAGCCATATCAATACCTTCTCTAGCATATGCTCTATTAATAGGTTTGTTAATTAAGTTTTCACCTAATTCACTAACAGGCTTTTTTCTAAGCGACATCATTTTTAATAAATTAAATAATCCTCTGGGTAACATAATTTTCTTTCACAGTTATTAATTTTATATTATATACTTAAAACTTCCAGTATGCAACCCTTTTTTTTCTTTCATAACCTTCTTCATAGTCAGGGTCATCTGGATGAACTAAGTTCCAAGATTCTTTCATGTAATGTATTGCCATAGTCATTGCGTCTACTTGGTCATCATGTCGTGCATTAGGAAACGTAATCATCTCACTGTACAATGAATCACTCCAGTCGTGTCCTTTTGGTAGCATTACTCTACCTGCTTCCATCATTGGTGTTGCTGCGTACACTCTGGCAGTCTTGTCCCTATCAGGGATATAGTCCAACACAGGTAGACCTGCCCTACGCATATCCTGTATCAGAGATTGACCACTTGCCTTTTTTTCAATTATGCACACATCTGGCTGATGAAACTCATACAGTTCTTGAGCCTTTGCCCTTAGAGTGGGATAGTCAAACCTACCACGTTCATTACCTAGTAATATAAGTTTTGATACCCAGTTCTCAGCTCCACGTGAATCTACTTCCATCTCTTCAAAGATACCCCACGTTTGAATGACACTATAGTCAGCAGTTGTTTTGGTGGAAAAGGCAGTGTCATATGTTTGAATGATATAACTACATGCAGGTGGTTCTTCATACTCCCACCATTTAACCCATTTCTTTTTAATCAGACCTCCCTCATCAGGGACAGGGTTTTGCATGTACAATGATTCCCAATAACGTGAACCATTACTTGCCTTTATTTCCTCTTCATCATTTTTCAATATTGAAGTAGGCTTCCACTCAGGAAAGTATGAAGAGCCTTCTGGGAGACCCAATAACTTACTTGACGATTCGTCTACCCAGGCAGGAATCTTTATTACTTCCCATTTGTTTTGTAATTCAACTTGTGATTCTTGTCGTAGTAACCATCCACATAAATCGTCTTCATGATAACGTGTATTGATAATGACAATTGAACCATTAGGCATGATACGAGTTCGTAAACCTGAAGGGTACCATTCCTTTACATATCGTCTACCTGTTTCACTAAAGGAGTCCTCTTCAGACATTACGTCATCTAGTATGGCAATATGTGCACCACGACCTGCAATCTGACTTCTAACACCTGCTGCGTAATATGTACCACCTTGATTTGTTTTCCATTTACCTGCTGCCCTTACGTCACTACGTAAAGTAACAGTTGGAAAGACAGTGTTGAACAAATCATAATTAACCAAGTCTCGCACACTTCTACCAAAGTCTGAAGCCAGTTGGTCTGAGTGTGAGACAGTCAGTATCTCACTTTGTGGATGCTTACCTATGTACCATGCAGGAAATAACTTTGAACAAATTACTGACTTGGAAGAACGTGGAGGAAGAAACACCATCAGTCTTTTTATTTCTCCACTTTCAACCTTTTGTAATCTATCAGCTATGACATGTATATGTTTACCCATAATCCAGTCAGGTACGAGGGTAGGTGCAAACATAGCTATGAAATGTAGAAAGCTATCTTTAGATTGTTGTACTGCTCGTTGAAAGTATAACTCTCTTAATTTAATTAGATTACTATTTGTATTATTATCTTGCGACTGTATTAGGTCCATAATTTATCACTGGTGATTTATATTCTTTTGGTTTCACTCTTCGTGCAAAGTTTGAAGGTATAAGCCAAAAGGTGGTCCCCTTAATTATTTTTATTCCCATTCTTTTTCATTGTCCTTAATAATCTCTACAGGAACGTATGGCTTTGAAAAATATTTTTTATTATATTCATCAATACATTCTTTACAGATTGTTCCTATAGTTGCCATTACCATTATGTATAATAACCATGTAAATAAAAACATGATACAGCCATAATAAATAACTGACCAAAGTTTATTTATTAATGTTTTCCAGCTTGACAACATTCTCATAATGTTTAATCTCACGTTCAAGTTCTTCAGGAGACTTGTTTGTTATGTCCTGTTTGATTTCTTTACGTTCAATTAACATACCCATATGTTTACCTATAAACTCCATTGCTCTATTAGCATTGGTTAAATCATTTTCTGCCATACCTTGATTATAGACTTCTATAAACTTTTTAAGAACTTCATTAGCATCAAGTGCCATATGTTTAACTGCTTCTTGTCGTAAGTCATCAATACGTGCTCCTATACGTTCCTTCTTTAATAACTCATTAGCTGCTGCACGAGTCTTTGCGTCACTGTGTAAATCTTTATAACCTGCTGCACGATATGCAGTTAATGTATCACCAGTGGATAAGAACTCCATACAAAACTTCTCCTGCATAGGTGACAATCCACCTGGCAGTTTGTTTGTTGCAAAGCTATTGTACTTCTTTTGTGCCTTATCAAGCATTTTGTATTTTTCTTCTTTGGAAATCTTTTTCATATACTTAATCCTTTTTATGTTAGCTTCTAATACTCTGCGATAATATTCCCTTTTCATCTCTACCAAGTCTGAACCTGCTGCTCTATGCTTACGAGTTTCTGCAGTTTGTTTAATGAGAAGTTTAAGTTCTTCATCATTTAGATGTTGGTAAAGTAAATTACCTTTATATTCCATAATAAGTATTATACATTAAAAGATAAAATAAAAAAAGTTTTTATTAGGGGTTGACAAAATGAAAAAACTGTGATATAATCTATTCTAACTATAGGGGGTTAAAGCATACCACTAGTCAATCTTTTTAACTCAGTCCTGAGTCTATATATGTTCTATACAAGTTCATGACAAACCCCAAAATAGTCTTACTGGAACTCCCCACGTCAATATTTTGACACCAAATATGATTTGTTCATAATTTTTTGGGGGTACCCTTTTTATTCTACACGCACACACCCCTTGTTTTTTTTGTCCCCTCCTTGATAATGGTTATTAGAATCATTCTAAACTAGTAACAATCCTTTTTTAAATGATAATGATTATTAATATCATTCTAAATAAGCTTTGTTGTATTTTTGCAACAACCTTAGATGATAATGATTATTAATATCATTCTAATCAAGCTAGTTGATAATGATTATCAATCTCAACAAGTCTTTACTTGTCTTTTGATTGTCTTTATTGATAATGATAATCAATATTAATTGGTACTAATTAAACATAGTAATTATTATTCATTCTATGAATGTTTAATAAAATCAATATATTAAATTAAAATATAAAATAGTATTGAC